AAGCCATATGTCGTATATCTCTTCGAAATTAACCTCATCAATAAAGGCAGTCGGAAAACTTTCTGCAACGGTATTGTCGCACTTTATATCCCAAAGCACACTGTGCTTCATTTCCTCTGGGCTTTTCCATTCGTGGTCATCACGGCCACTGAAAAACTCTAACTGGACTTTCCATGTAGCATAGTTAGTCCAACCATTATATTTTTTTACTTCCATAATCTTTCTCCTTGCCCGTTTTGTAGGGACGGGCTAACCCTAATTTTTTTATTTATCTTTTTGCTTTGAGTGGTCTTAGTCCTAGTCTCCACCAGGTTAGGTCATCTTTTATTGTGTCGTTTTTGTAGACAGTGTTTGTATAAGTGTGATAAAGGCCTGGAGTCCCTCTGTCCCAGAGGTAGTCTCTGTCTTCGCGAGTCTCTCTTTTTGGAGACCAACCGCCACACTCTGAATAATCAAATTGTCTGTACTGGCCAGATGTGGCGACATAAGTCGCTTTCATTCTCTCTGACTGCTCCCAGTAGCCGTCAGATTTTGCCTGACCTCTACCAAAAGTTTTCTTGTTACCTTTAACACCTACAACCTTTGGAACAATGTCTGTAATATCCATAAAGTATGGTAAATCTATCTCTTCTGGTTTTGGTGGATTAGCTCTTAGAACACTGATAAACCCGCCATCGTTTGCAATGTAGCCGTACTGATAGTATAAAGCGGTTAGCTTGTTTTTGTGTTTTACCAACATATTAGCTTTTTCTTTTAATGTGTTTTTGTAAACAATCTGTGATGTTGAACAAACTTTTAAGTTGTCACCAAAGCGGGACAATTTAGGCAAGTTCAAAATATTACTCCTACGACTAAATTCCAGATTGTTGAATACATCTGAAATGTCATATCTCTTATCGTCGCGGTGACTGTAGCCGTATATAATGTTATGGTCTATGCTGTCATCGTTTGTGACATAATTCACAAACTCAAGGGATAGTGCTCTCTCTAGTTTGGGATTGATAAACCCGCCTTTAGCTCTTACCTCAAGCAGTCTCTTAAGCTCGTTATATTCAAGCTCAATTCTTGCTTCCACTTCGTCGAGATAATCACTGCAAATCCCCTGGTTGTAATCGTGTATATCCTCTCCGTTTAGCTCTGTCTCTTCGATGAAAGCCTCTTTAGCTTGGCTTAATACCTCGTCAAGTTCTAGGCTGTGCAAACTTTGCAAGTTGTCGCTTGACATAGTCTTCATCGCCTCAAGTAAAGTCTCTTTGATGATGGCTTTTGCCTCATCGGTGTTGTGTTGTCTTCTCATAATATTTTCTCCTTTGTGGTAATATCCACAGACAAGCCCTATGTTATCATAAGACTTGTTTCGATGTCAATACATCTCTTCAGTGTGGCTATAGTTTATGATATTCGTCTTGTAATCCACCGTTAAAAAGTGTACGAACTCCAAGTAGATTGGATTCCTCTTTTAATGCTCTTTTTAAATCTTTTATAGCAAAATCGCTACCAGCCCCTGAGCATTGACCAATGAACTTTTTTACATATTTCATGGTTGTTCTTGAGTAGTCCCAATCATAGCCAAGATAAACAATTTTTGTCTCCTTGTTATACTTCGCAACAATGGACTTGTAAGACTGTAAATAAACAGTATCTCCCATGTCAATAACCGTCTGGTTTGGTGCATATTGTGTCACTAAATTCATAATATTTTCTCCTAGTGGTGTTAACCCTTTGGGTGATTATCCACAGACGGCCATTGCTGGCCGTTTCGCTGTCTCTACAGCTCGTCAGTGTGGCTATTAGGCTTCTGTTGCATATATCTTATGAGTGCTTTTAACCATGCGGATTAACTCTCTATAAAAACCGTCTAGATAAAGCTCGCTGAAGCCATACTCTTTAGTTTGTGGTAACTCAAGATTTGTCACAAGGTCGATAACATCCTTAAAGCGAAAGTTAATTATTCCGTCGTTTTTGAGTCGGCATAGACTTGTAAAAACTCCGTCTATTTTAGCCTTAACTTCTTTGATTGCCTGTAGTTGCTGGGCTTGTTTGTTTCCGTGTCTTGAGGTGTAGTCTTCCCAGTCCCAATCTTTATGAACTTCTAGGAAGAATTTCTTAGTGCTTGCTTTTAGTTCAAAGTCTACCCTGTTTAGTTCAAGGTAGGTGTTTAGTTGGTCCTTAGTTAATAATGTTTTCATGATGTTTTCTCCTTGGTACTTAACCCTTTGGGTGATTGTACATTTCGGCCAATAGTGTGGCCATCATCAGTAAGGCTGTTAGCCTTAGATGTACATACGGTACAAGAACAGTAAAAGGTTATATCCAGCAATCTGTGTCCGACTATGTCTGTTCGCCTCGTGGGTGGCCTTTCCTAAAAAGGACATTTACGATTGCCTACCTAGTTACCTTGTTCTCCAAACTCAACCCTTGTCTCTGGGCTACTTCGTTTCGTTTCCATACTTGCAGTCTGTTTCTGGCTGGTTACCGTCTGCTGTTTCCAGTGGGTTAGCCTTTGTGTCTGTGTTGTTGTTTACTGCCATGGTTCTTATTATATCCATATTCTGAAAATTAATACAAGTTTTTTTTAAAACTATTTTTTATTTGTCAATGATTACGGTGACTTACAACTGAAAATAATTTAAAATTACCCTATGTTATAAAGTAACAAAATGTAAAAAAATAGACTATTTACTACCTTTATTACTACCTTAATTACTCCTATATTACTCCTATAAGTACCCTATAATAAGAGGTGTAAAAGGGTGATGAATGTATTACTCTATATGGTGCAACAGGGTATCTCTAAAATGGGAACCTAAGTCATGTAATGTTATATCATAACAAGTCAGCCTGAAGAGGAATCCTAAAGGGAACCAAAAAAAACAGTATAGTAGACACATAGAAATAAACAAAATAGCCCCCTCAGTCCCTCTTTAATATCCCCTTTAGTACTCCTTATATGTACGGCACGAGAGGACAGCCTTTGCTTTGTCATTAAAATGGTGCCGAAGAGTCCGAAGGGGGTAGCTGCCGTACGCGCGTAATATATAAGGGTCTCAGATTTTTTCTACAAATTATTCAGTATCTCAGAAAGCTCATAGGCTCTCCTTGGGGTCTGCCTGGCCCACCTTGAGTCCAGCATTTCGACTGCAGCTTTCTTATAGTTACCCTCATTAAGGTACTCAAGTGTCTTTTTAAACTTGCCTACACCAGTGGTTCCCATTTGGAATACCATTTCAGTTACCACATCAAAGGCTGGCTCAGGTAAATTTTTACGATTTACTAAGGTTTCTGCCCCTTCTATGGCCTTCATAATGTCATTATTGAGGACTTCTTCCCAACCTTCTACAGTCGTCGGAATGTCCTCTCCAGGTAATATTTTATGTCCATATCCACCTGTTTGAAAGTCTTCTACTACTTTTTTTCCATCAGATGTAGTGTATTCAAGGGTATATGGCTTAAGTTTAAAGCCTTCATTTTTCTTTATCCTTGCTACTAATTCTGGGTTTAAATCCATGAGTCACTCCTAGGGGTTCTACCTATGGATTGCTCCATAAATAATTCTAATTCCTCTTCTAATAATGCTTCTTTATGTTGATTAAACGACAATATAGCATCTCTATCCATTCTTTCTACCCAATAATTAGCAGCTATGGACAGTGCATCTATCTGGTCATCATGTCTTAAGGCACCTTTGTCACGAGTTATACGAGTCATTTGTCTAAATAATTGGTGGTTTGGCTCCAGTTTAAAGTCCTGTCGTATGATATCTTCGTCTACAACTAGCCTATGTGTGTTCATAATAGGCTCTAAAGTGTCTATAATACGTCTTTCTTTCTGTATACTGTGTCTAACTTCTTCAACTTCACAGGGATGTATACGGGCTAATACAGGCTTTAGTAGCTGTGTAGCCATACCATCACCAAAGTTACTCTCTATAACTATGCTATTTACCTCTTGAGCTTTAGCTATACGGGCTAGTTTCTCCATAGTTTCTTCTGAATAACCACCGTCCAAGGCTCCAACAGCTGTAAGATATAATATCCCATGGAGCATCTTAAGCACTGCATAAGCAGTCTTGTCTTCTCCTCGTCCTGCTGGGTCAATAGACATTACAGAGCCTTCGAACTCAGTGTACTCGTCACTCATGTGCATAGGAGCCACATAGTAGTCTCCTTTGAGTCCTACATTAGGTAACTCGCTATCTAATGCCTTTATTTGCTCTAGGCTAGATGCCCATTGTATGTTTGCAGGGGCTTCTGTCCATGTACTACACCCTGAAACGACAATCAAATCATTTAATTTAAGTGGGTATTTGTTTGCGTCAGACATAGTTGTGTCTAACATAAACTGTAAGTTGAATCCACTTCTACCGTAGGATGCTAATCGCTCCATTAAGTCTATTTCGTTGAACCTTTGAGGGTCCGTTGGGTCCCCTTCAGTACCATTTTTGTCTATAATATCAGCCAGTTTGTGTCCATAACCAGTCCTTTGTACTGAATCTGGGTACAATGCAGGCCATATTTTAGTCTTAAAACCTCTTTCTTCTAGTGAATTGTACAGTGACATCTCTGTTTGTGGTGTTCCTAGAAAGATAATACGACCAACTTTAGGCTTGATAATAGCATCAAACTCTTTAACAGTCTCACCTAGTCTATCTCTCATCAGTTGTGTCTGTGAGTTGTTAGCAGACTCTACGTCATCTGCAATAATCAAGTCAGCACGACTACCAGTCAGCTGTCCTGTGATACCCATAGACTTTACAGAAGGTGCATGAGAGGCCTGTGCAGGTCCTACATCAAAGCTAACCTTAGATGCTCTCTGGTTGTCATGAGGCTGTAAATGCTCTAGCAAGGGCATCTCGGCTATTAGTCTTTGTGTAAATGTACTGAAATCATCAGCCCTACTTTTAGATGCAGAGACAACTAAGATGTTTCTTTGGGGGTTTAGTAATAGTTGATGGCATACAAATGCCGATGTAATCCATGACTTACCTACACCACGAAACGCTTCTATAACCAGTCTTTTTTCTTTAGACTGCAAATAATCAGCTATATCGTACTGTACAGGTGTTGGCTCAGGTAAATTTAAGTGTTTCCAACATAAGTACAAGAAGTTTTTGAAGTTCTTGACTTTGCTATTCATCATGGTCAAAAGGTAAATCGTCTAGTATGTTTTGTGCTTTTTGCACAATCTCAGGGTCGGTATACTGTTTACACACATCAAGACATACTTTCATCTCAGATGCAGTTAAGTCTTCACCTGATTTTAGTTTTCTATAAGCGTGCATGACCAGTAAAACAGGTAACTCATCTAAAACCTGCTTTACGGTCTCTTGTTGACTCTCGTCCATCCTGCACTCCTTAAGGCCAAGTCGCAGTCTCCTGCATTATTAAACTTAACCGTTTACAGCCACCATAAAAGATATGAATAAGCTGTGAATATTCCTACTACATATAGTTTTTGTATGACTGAAAAGCCTGCCCAAGCAGCTTTACCACACTTCCAGAAGTTTTCTTTCAGTGCTTCGCCGATTGCTTCAGCAGCATCCTCAGAAAAATCCTTAAGTTCAGCCTTAATTTTCTTCTTATCTAACATATATACTCCTAGTTTGCTAATGGATTTTTAAACTGGATTACTTGTGATTCTAACACACCTAATCTTTTGTCTAAATTAGCAATCTCTTTTTGCATAGCCTTGATGTTTTTAGTAGATTTAGATTGCTCTAGTTCATCAAGTCTGTTATTAAACACGCCCCAGGCATAAAATCCACCACCAATAGTAGTGATAATACCTACAAGAGCTATGTATTTTTTAAGTGTTTCCATTAAATCCATTATCTGATACCTCTTAGTTGTTCTTGATATTTATACAAAGGGTCATTGGCAAACATTGCTTGATGTCCTCTAACATCTGTATAAATTTCTTTACTATACTCATCTAAACTGCGTAAGTCTTTGTAATCATTACCTAAATACAAAGCACGAGTGTCAGTATATTTTTGTTCTGTGTATGTTTTAATATCAGGTTGTGTCTGTGTCATGGCTTGTTGCACGACTTTATTAACGACAGCAAGCTGTGTATTAACATCTTTTATTTTTGCAGCTACTTGAGTTTGCACATCTTGTACTGTTATTCCCACACGCTCTGCCTCAGGTTGTTCACTTTCAGGTTCCTGTCGAACTGTTTCCATAGTGGAACTTTCAGACTGTTCAGGTTGTTCTTCCATGAATTCCTCTTGAGTTGTCGCCATTGTAGGCTCTGTAGCAGTCTCTTCTTCTTCTGGTTCTTCTGTAACAATTTCTGGTCCCCCAAATGCTTGTAATATTTCCACTTCTTCAAACTCCTCTTCTAGTTCTTGTGTTGTTTCTAACACTTCAACCAGTTCTTCTTCCTCTAATAATAACATAGGAAACTCTTCTAGCAATAAAGGTATAGGAATAAACTCTTCTATAACCTCTGGTTCTTCAAATGTTGTTTCCCATTCTACAAACTCTTCTATAACTTCTTCTATTTCTTCTATTGTTTCTTGCGGTATCACTGTAGGGTCATAAGTCATAGTAAGTTTAGCACCTAGCAGATTAGGTCCACCTAAGTCTACATAGCTACCTTCGTCTACTCCTTCCCATTCCCAGTAAAATTGATTACTGCCCGTACCTGTATAAGAAACTGTATCCTCGTATTTGTAAGCGTTGTTACCATATCCAGCATCGGTATTCCGAATCTGATTTACTACAGCTAGAGTATTACCATCATCATCTAATATCTTAACTGTTGTTGTATATGAATCTTGTCCTGCTCTAGCTTGACCACATTGCCAGTTAGAGCCTTGCCACTCACAGTTTTGCACAATAGTTGTAGAGTTAAGTGTTATGCCATTATCTAATTGTTGTTGTGAGGCATGGTCAGTCAGGTTGCCAGTGTAGTTAATACTACCTGTACCCGTAGTTTCTAGCTCTCCACCCCAGTCTCTTATAGTTCCTGCTGTATTAAATCCGTTTGTAGATACACTAGGTATTGTGTTGTCTACGCTTTGGTAAGAGCTTGAGTTGTTTGTACCATTCGGTAATAGGTTTCCTGTAGTTATCTCTTGTGATTGTACTACCCACGCTATCAAGAATAGTATTAATGACAAGTATAAACATTTAATCATCACCGTACAGGTCTCCATAACTAGTATCTATCTTTTTAAATACTGGTTTACCTGAATCTATAATTTTTCTTTTTCTTAATTTTTCTACATACTTATCATAGTCTGGTCGCTCTATATCATACTTCTTCCATTGTTTTTCAGCCTCAGGGCCTATGCGGCCTTCAAAAGGGCAAGGGGTGCCTGCGTGTTCCATGGCACTGAAAACTCTGTCATCTTGGCACAGTATACTAATACTTGCCACTCTCATGTTAAAATCATATAATAATTTACTTAGTTTCATTCTTTCACAGTTTTCGTCAGTAATGTAACTTCCAGCTGCCACTCCAAATCCAGTGACTTGCATAGAGCCTGATAACCCTACGATACACAAGTCTTGTGAATAGCTACTCATGCTGGGTGCTATGGAAGAATTGACAGGTATTTTTTGAGTTTTTGTATTATTGGTAGTCGAGTTAGAAGTGCTGTTAGTTTGCCCGCCACTATATGTATTGTTAGTAGTGGAACTATAACCGCCAGAAATGGAAGTATTAGAACCACTTGTATTAGTTTGATTGCTAGTGCTATTATCAGTTGCATTTCCCACTGCTCCTATTAAAAGTAAAACAATAATTAATGCAAAAGTTGTTTTCATAGTTACTTAGGTTCCCATTTAAGAGATATCCCTGTGGCCCCCTTGAGAGTGTGTACTACTTACTTTTTACCAAACATCCCTGCAGCTGGTTTAAGACCATAGATTGCCCCAAAGATACCTATGAGTAACCATTGATACCATTGTGGTAAGCCATTAAAATATGCAAAGAATAAATCTAGTTTACCTTTCATATCTGCATCCCCAAAAAATACTGCATATGCCAGTACCAAGATTGGTAGTGATACAATCACGAGAACAAACTCGTCTTTCCATCCATTATTATTATCTGCTCTTACTTGTGCTTGATATTCTATTTCGCCTTGTGCCATACGATAAGCATGGTTTCTTTCTGCCATAGCTTCAAAGCGTTTTGTTTCTTGTCTTTGTTGAAAAACATTAGTAGCTGTTTTAATAACACTGCCAAGTAATCCTAACCCAAACATACTAATTAACACCTCTTAACAATAATTCCCTTATAACTATAACCATTTGTGTACCTGCAATAACGGCTACAGTCCATAGAACTTTTTTTATAGCTGATACATCATCTTCTATATGTCGTAAATGATTTTTCTCTATGGTTTCTATCGACTTATGTATAAGACGTATATCTCCTTTGAGACGCTCCATCTCTACAGTCAGCTCGTTATTAGTCATCATGTTAGGCATTAGTCTTCGTTATGACTCCCACATGGTTGCTCACATTCGCAATCTGGGTATGTACATTTATCACTCATATTATTCTCCCCCGTTATCTGTAACTGTATTACCATCAGCAATCCATTCTTGTACTGCTTGATAGTCTGAATTTGCTGTGTCAAAAGGCACTGAAGATACTGTTCCATCAGTTTGTGTAACTTTGTAACAGTCTTTCTCTCCCCAAGCATATATAAATTCTACTGTGTTTATGTTTTCTTTTATCATGTTAACTCTGCCTCTGCTCTAAAGTAAAATGCATTTAAACTACCTGCGTTAGTTGTCATACCACCACCAATAGTTTGTGTAACTTGTGTACTCCAACGTGTGATTGTGTGTGCTACATTACTAGGTGTTTGTTGTCCACCTGGTCCGTATCTAACAAAACCACCAAGGGATGTAATAGTAGGTGTGGTTCTCATTGGAAATGAGTATGTATATCCAGCTTCAGATACTGTAGCACTTGTTGGCCATCCTGCTGCTCTTAAATCCATTATCTGACAATATCTTGCACATTTTATTTCTTGTTCAAAGTAAGATAAAAACTCATAATCAGATGCTACAGTTCCTAATTCTAATTGCACTCCTGTAATATACAATTCGTTTGCTGTATTATCTCCTAAATTGGTAAGACCTGGTGCAATATTTGCTGCTGTACGAGTTCCCCAAGATGTATTTAATGAACCAGAAGTGTAATCAGTTCCTGCTCCATACCAAAAGTTTACAACTAAAGAAGTGTTGCCATCATTTGTAAATGCTCCTGTTGTATCTCCAGCAAATGTTAATGTTTTCTTTTCCCATGTACTTGCACTATCTACTGTATAAGATTGTGAAATACTTCTTGTATTATCAGCATCTTCAAACTCTAAAATATATGTACCAGTTTTAGTTGATTTAACCCAAAAAGATACTGTTACACTTTCAGCATTAGATGTGCCTTTTTTTAATGATTGAACATCATAGCCTTCTAGCATTTGTGTAAGTATAAAATAATCACCTGTTGCTGGACTAGCATCTGCAGTCGTACAATCTAATTTTAAGGAATGAACAAATCCTTGCCCACTTGGAACATCAGTAGATTGTGAAAAAGACCATGTACCTAATCCACTTATAGTATTTCTCCATCTATCTACAGTATGATAACCAGAACCAGTTTTACCTGTGGCTGATGTTGCTCTTGCGGCTATTTCCATATTTCCATTTATCAAAAGGTTTCTTCTACCAGGCTTATCTAGTTTGTCATTTGTAATAGAATCTGCTGCTATTCTTGCTATTGGCAATGTGCCTGTTGTTAAATCG